GATCTTAAAAATAATGATAATGTAGTAGAGGAGAAGCGAATTAATTACGGTGATGCTGAAGATAGGAAATGGTTAGGTCGAATTACTTTTTGGGCTGTTACTAATCATTGCAGCGTTGAGACTATTGCTATAGTAGATGCTGAAGCTGAAATCAAGAATGGAAAATGAAAAATGATTATGAATTTTCAATTCACAAATAGCTCTATGCTGAGTAGCGTATCTTATGATACTGAAGAAAAAGAAATGACTGTTACATTTAATAATGGTCGCTCATATATTTATGAAGATGTTGACAAGAATATCTATGAGAGTTTAATTGCTGCTAAATCAGCAGGAGCTTACTTCAATTCTATTAAGAAAGATTTGAAGGTGAAGAAATGATAGCACCTTGGACATTTTTAATGGTGGCTATTGTTGGTATATTTACTACTGACATTAAAACACAAGCTATTCCTATGATGAATAAAGAAGCTTGTGTTAATGCTGCTAAAATAGCTTCAGCAAGCTCCTCAAGTAATGTAGGTTACCTTTGCATTAGTTCTGAAACTGGCGAAACGCTTAAATTTGGAAATCAGAAATGAGTGATCCTGTAAAGCTAGTGCCTACAAAGCCTGATGCTGAGTTAGCTGAAGAATTAAAGCAGGAGCTTGCTGAAGCATTACAGCCTGCCTTAGCTGTAGCTACTAAAGCTTTGTCATTAGGCTTTCATGTTCAATTACAAATGTCACCAAATGTATTTAAGCAGGTTGTGGTGCAGCAGTTGCAGTTGATTAAGACATTTTAGTAATTAGCGGGCTTGCCGGAACAGGTAGACGGAAGGGACTTAAAATCCCTCGCTAGTAATAGCGTGCTGGTTCGATTCCAGTAGCCCGCACCAACAATCGGAATGTAGCGCAGCTTGGTAGCGCGGGTGATTTGGGTTCATCAGGTCGCAGGTTCGAATCCTGCCATTCCGACCAAATAAGGTTTCCGTAGCTCAACCGGATAGAGCGTCAGATTTCTAATCTGAGGGTTACAGGTTCAAGTCCTGTCGGAAACACGCTACCTTAGCTCAGTTGGTAGAGCAGTGCATTTGTAATGCGAAGGTCATCAGTTCAAGTCTGATAGGTAGCTCCAAATTGTGGGTAAGTCAGTTGACAGCGTTAAATGCTTAATGTATGAGTGGTGCCTATAAAGCTTGGCGGATGTACCCAAGTCTTTAAGGTCTAATGGGGTTTCTTTCGAGAAACCCCATTTTTCTTAGGAGCATATTGTGTCATATGAAATTTTGACTAATGTAGAATTACCAAAAACTAAGAGACCTAATAGAGCCAAAGCAAATAAAATTCAAAAGAGAATTAATTTTAAAAATTGGGAAGCTAAAAATATAAATAGAAGAAAAGATTGGAAACGCAAATGGAGATTAGAAAATCCAGAAAAATTAAAAATACATGCTAGGCGAGCACAATTAAAAAGAAAATATGGCATTACGCTTGAAAAATATAATGAATTGCTTTCTTTACAAAATGGACATTGTGTATTTTGTGATAAAACTCCTGAACAAGAAAGATATGGAGTTTTGTGTGTAGATCATTGCCATAAAACTAATAGAATTAGAGGTTTGCTGTGCATAACACATAATAGAGCTTTAGGGGTTTTAGGTGACAATGAGGAAGGTTTGCTAAAAGCTTTGGCTTATGTAAGAGGAGAATGAGGCTCTTTTCAGCCACCCTTTTTTCTGTTATGTGCTGATCCTATGCAGCCTTGGATAACCTCACCAGCATTTATCGTAGAGCCGCCTAGCCCGGTTCTAGCTTCCCCTTGGGCTACTGGCGCTGCTTCTGCTAAAGAGGAAGCCCCTAGTTATCAATCCGATGAAAATTTAAAGAAGCAATACGGAATAGAGCTTGCTAAGGCTCAAAATCCATTTGAAGCAGGCTGTAAGCTGTTTGGAGAAGAAACAAGTAAAGCTTTATGGGTATCATTTAATTGGATAAATGATCCAATTGTGGTTGCTTCTCGCGATATTTATTTAAAAACTGTTGAACTTAGTCAACCTTTGCTTGACAGAGAACAGCTTGCGGCTAAGGTGCTAGTCCTAGCAGAAGGCGAAAAAATTTTAATCAACGGAAAATTGATTGCTACTGTTGAGCCTAAAGATAGATTAGCTGCATACAAATTATATTCTGATATTGCTGGATACACTGGAAAAGTTGAGATTGATAATTCAGTAAAAAATATCACTAACAATGAACTGACTATTAAATTAGTCAGGGCTGATGATAAGAAGCCAGTTGTTATTGACAATGCTCCTAATATTAAATCAGAAATGCCTAATGAGGATCAATCGCCAATTAAGTTGAAATTGGTGGCTGCTGGTTGAGTGAGTTTCTGATTTTTAAAACTTTTCGCAATAGTGCGGAAAATATAGGAGCTATGATATGTTTAAAAAGATTGGACTTAGTTTATTTGCTTTAATTTCTACTATCGTTATCGCCAATGCGATTAGTGGAAATCAGCTTGGCTTTCCATTGATTGATGGAGCTTCTTATTGCTCTAGTTATGGAAATAACAGCGTTTGTAATAATACTGTTGCCGCTGGCCCTGCTCTTACTGGTGATGAAACACTTATTGTCAATACTAACATTGGCGGTGGTGCTAGCCCTCAAACAGCATTAATTGACGTTACTACATTAGGTGCTGGCCCTTATCAGTATGCCGCTCCTGCTACTGGCGAAACTCTTACTTTAACTTCTAAACAGCGTCGTTTAATTATTGAACCTTCTACTACTCTTGCCACTTTGGGCATTACTTTTCCAGCATCTACAGGGCTTACAGATGGTCAATTGATGGGTGCTTGCACCACTCAGATTGTGACTGCTCTGACTGTTACTGCTGGTTCTGGCACTACTGTTAATAACAAGCCTACTGCGCTGCTCGTTCCTGTTACTACTGGTGGTGCATCTTGTGTTGAGTGGGTTTATCGCGCCACTAACACTACTTGGTATCGCGTGCAGTAATGCTTTTAGGCATTGCAATTATGACAGCTTATATTCCCGGAGTGATTGGCTTTGTGTCAATCACTTCATGGGCTGTCATGTGGCTTGCAGTGCCGTTATTTATTTTAAGATGCAAGATAGAGATAACAGTCATTCATATTTTAGGAATACTGTTTCTATCTTATTCAGCTTTATCTTTACTTTGGTCCCCACACGGTATGTTAGAACTAATGCAGTTGCTTGCATTAGCTAGCGTATTTGTGTGGGGATCAATTCTTAAAGATTTAAAGAGTGTTGTAATAGGTTTGTCTATTGGGTTAGCATTTTCTTCTGTTTTAGCAATATTTCAATTTTTAGGATTTAATGAATTTGTTTATAGTGGCACTCCTAGACCATCTGGATTATTTTTTAATTCAAATATATTTTCTGAAATTTCTGGAATGCTGCTATTGCTAATTTTAATAAATAAATTATGGTGGTATATTCCAGTTACATTACCGGGATTGATGGTTAGTTCTAGAGCAGTTATTTTAGGACTTGGCGTGTCTTTAGCTATGATGGCATGGACTAAATCTAAAATTCTATCAATTATGACTTTAATTAGCTCTTGGCTTTTAGCTTATTTTATTACATTTTCTAATGTTTTAAATATAAATCCTACTGCTATTGGTAGTAATTCTACTGTTAGCATTCTTCAGAGATTATATGTTTGGCAGGATATGTTAGCTGGATTTACAATATTTGGTAATGGTGTTGGGTCATTTGTTTATAAATTTCCTGAATATAATAAACATATTGATGGAAGCATTACTTTAGTTGAATATGCTCACAATGATTTATTGCAATTGATTTTTGAATTAGGAATTGGCTCAATTCCATTACTAATTATAGTCGCTCTGTTATTGATGGTGAAAAATGATTACAAGAGCGCATTTATATTTTTTATTATTATCGGAATTTTTGGTTTCCCATTACATATGTCGGTTATGGCGTTCATGTTCGCTCTTGTGGCGGCTCAGTTGGCTAAGTCTAGCTTGGGCTATAGCGATATTGTCAATTATTTCAGATCAAATATATTTAGCAGGATGGATACAGCGAGATTTGCATAAGATTGAAATAGCAGCTAAGCTATTTCCTTTAAATAGAAGTATAGCTTTAGGACCGGCTCAGTTTTATGTTATTAAAGATGAACCTAGTGAAAAAGCTTTGAAGTATATAGCTGTTGGTTTAAATTATGACCCTAATGCTATTGATTTGCTTCAATCGAATTTTAAATATAAATATATGATGGGTAAGAATGAGGAAGCTTTAAATGCATATCAGAGGCTAAAAGCCTTAGCTCCTGATAATCCAATGATAAAACTGTTTTCTATAGTAAAGTGACGTTCTTAACCATCTAACAAAAAGGATTAATTGCTATGTCTTTACCTAATTGGAATGAGCTTGTTCAAAAATTTCTTACTAGTCGTCAATTGCTTCCCGGTTCTTGGGCCAATGCTATTGTTGATGCATTAACATCTGCTCAGCAAGCGGTAACAGCCTCAGTTACTCAAACTCAAGCTGGTGGCACTGCAATTACTTCAGCTATTGCAGTTGTCACTACTGGAAATGCTAATGACGCTGTTAGACTTCCTAAAGGCGGAATTGGCATGGAAGTATTTATTGCTAATATTAGTGCCAATGCTCTAGGTGTATTTCCTGCTGTTGGTGATACTATTTTTCCAAGTGCAGCTAATGCAGTGTTGGCACAAACAGCTAGTAAAAATGCTACTTATAAAGTAGGAAAGGTTAGCGCTGCTGGTGCTGCTACTTGGTATAAGATTGAAGGCACTTAAGGATTTCCTCCCTAGATTAGCCGGGATTTTTCAATCCCGGCACTTCTTTTAGGATTTAAAAATGAAAAAACTAATTTTAGTTTTAATTTTAAGCTTGCTTCCATCATTAGCATTAGCTCAGACTAGTAGAAACCCATGCTATACTAGTCAATCTAATACAGCAGAAGGTGTTACCAATTGTATTGGTGTAGGTACTAACAGTCCTTTACCAGTAGCTAATTCTGGATATGCATCTGGCACAACTCCATTAACAGGAAATGCGGCTGGAACTACTGGTGCTGTAGTTGGAACATTAGCAGCAGCTACAGGAAAGACAACTTATATTTGTGGGTTTAATGTTTCTTCTATTGGTGGAACTGCTGCTACTGGTCCTATCACTATAGCTGGTTTAACTGGTTCATCAATGGTGTATCAGTTAACCTCTAGTGCTACTGGCACTAGTGTTGGTCAAACATTTACACCTTGTATTCCAGCTAGCGCAGTTAATACTGCTATCACAATCACTACTACAGCAAATGGAACTGCCAGTGCTGTAAATGTTAATTCATGGGGTTATCGTCAGTAAGAGATTTGCACCTTGGAAATTGAGTTTAATGAAAAATTAGCATTTCTGTTTGAACCTGCTCGTTTAAAGATAGGCTATGGAGGTAGAGGAGCAGGTAAGACAGATGGGTATGCTATTGCTCTAATTATTTTTGCTATGAAAATGCGTTTGCGTATTCTTTGCTTACGAGAAATTCAAAATTCTATTGATGAAAGTGTTAAGAGTACAATTGAAAACTATATAGAACATTATGGGCTAGATTGGGCATTTAATATTAAAGAAAAGTCAATCACTTGTACTTTAACTGGTTCTAGATTTATATTTTCTGGTTTGCGTCATAAGATAAATGCAATTAAATCATTAGCTAAAATTGATATAGCTTGGTTAGAGGAAGCTAATAATACTTCTAAAACTTCTCTTGATAAGCTAATGCCTACAATTCGTGGTAAGCATGAAAGCTCAAAAGATGGATTAGGCGGACCATTTAAAAAGGGACCGGAAGTATGGATTAGTTTTAATCCTGAATTAGATGATGATGAAGTTTATAATAGATATGTAGTAAATAAAGATAAGTATGCTCCTGATTTTCTGCCAAATGAAGTTACCGGAGAAATGGAGCGTTATGCTTATGTAGTTAAAATTAATTGGTCCGATAATAAATGGTTTCCTCCTGATCTTAGGAGAGAAATGAATTTATTAAAGGCTAATGATAATGTAAAATATTTAGAAGTATGGGAAGGTTTTACTAAGCAAACTCTTGACGGCGCAATTTATGCTGACGAAATTAGACAAACTCTGCTTGATGGTAGGCGCAAGCGTGTTCCTTATGATCCAACTAAGCCTGTTTTTACAGCATGGGATTTGGGTCATTCCGATAAGACTGCTATTTGGTTTATACAGAGAGTAGGTTTAGAATTTAATATTATAGATTATTATGAGAACAGACTTAAGAAGCTTCCTCATTACATAGAATATTTGCAGGGTAAGACTTACAATTATTCAGTACATTATCAGCCTCATGATGCTGATAGCGAAACTTTAGCCTCTAGATCAATTTCTAGTTTGACTAGAAAAGCTTTTCCGAATGCTAAGGTTATAGTTGTACAGCGTCCATCAAAGAAAGTTGTGGGTATCAATGCGGCGCGTACAATTTTTGAATTATGTAATTTTGATGAAGCTAATACTGCTGATGGTTGGCAATGCTTGTCTCGATACGCTTATAAGGTGAATGAAGAAACTGGTAATTTTTCTAAAGAGCCTGATCATGATACGCCTTGGTCACATGGAGCAGATGCTTTTCAAACATTTGCATTAAGTTTAAAAACTGAAGCTGATAGTAAGAAGCCTGCTAAACCAAAAGTAATACCATTATCACAGCAGCCTAGAGCTTGGATGAGTTAGAGGCAGAAGGTAATTAAATAAAATGGCTTGGTCTACAACATTTAAAGATGATCGCTATAAAGATGGCGATGAAGAAATTTTAACTGAAGCTAAGAAGCGTTTTAAAGCTTGCGAGAATTGGGAAGCTCAAGCTAGAATTTATTTTGATTATGATTATAAATTTGCTAATGGTGATAGCAATAATATGTATCAATGGGATAGATGGGTTGTAGGAGATAGAATTACAAATCATCGTCCTTGTTTAACTATTAATAAAACACAACAGCATAATCTTCAAATTATTAATGATGGAAAACAGAATAAGCCTGGAGTAAATATTCGTCCAGTAGGTGACGAAGCTAGTTTTGAAGCCGCTCAAGTGTTTCAGGAAGTTGTTAGGCATATTGAATATGTGTCTAATGCTGAAAATGTTTATGATAATGCTGCTACATTTCAAGTTAATGGTGGATGGGGCTATTGGAGAGTTAATGTTGAAAAAATAACAGGAACATTTGATAAAGAAATTTACATTAGACGTATCAAAGACCCTCGCAATGTTTATCTTGATCCAAATATTAATGAAGTAGACGGTTCTGACGCTTGGTTTGGTTTTATCTTTGATGATATGCCAAAAGATTTATATGAAGCCAAGCATCCTAAATTTAAAGATGTTGGAAATGCTCAATTTGATGGTGAATATCAAGGCTGGTTTACTAATGATCATGTTAGAGTTTGTGAGTATTTTAGAAAGCTTCAGAAGGATGACAAGTTAGTTTATTTTATTTTGCCTGAAACTGGCGAAGAAATAGGCCCTATCAAGTGGAGTAAGCTTGATAAAGATGGTCGTGAAATGTTTAATGAAATTAAAGCTAGAGAGAATAATTTACCAGAAGAAGATAGAACATACAGAGAGCAAGATGAATTAAGCGAAGAAATTGAATGGTATAAAATTGCTGGTAGTGTTATCATTGATCGCAAAAAATGGCTTGGCAAATATATTCCTATTGTTCGCTTAGTTGGTACTGAAACTGTCATTGATGGAATTTGGGATTGTAAAGGTCATACTAGAGCTTTGCTTGATCCTCAACGTATTTATAATGTAAACTCCCCACTATCATTAGATACGGCTCTACCTACTCCCTCTGGTTGGACAACTATGGGGGAAGTTAAGGCTGGTGATATGCTGCTAGATGAAAAAGGAATGCCAGTAGAAGTAGCTGATACAAGTCCAATATTTATTAACAGAGAATGTTTTAGAGTTACGTTTGATGATGGCTCTAGCATTGATGCTGATAGTGAGCATTTATGGACTGTAGAGGAACGTGAAAAAATTAAAACTTATAATTGGACTTGGCCTGTAAAAACAATTCCAACTAAAGAACTTGTTCCAAATAAGCATTTTATTTATGCGACAAAACCGCTTCAATTGAATGATGCTGGATTACTCATAGAGCCTTATGTTTTAGGTGCTTGGCTTGGCGATGGTGATGCGGCTAGCGCTAGATTTACTGCTGGCGCTGAAGATGTTGAAGCCATGCGGTTAAATATTGAGAATTGTGGGTATTCTGTAGGACCGGCTAGACTTACTAATCATGGGGCTTTTAACTTTACTGTTAACGGTTTACGTTGGCAATTATCTGAACTTGGATTATTAGGCGGCAAGTTTATTCCTAAAGACTATTTGCGTGCGTCATATGAGCAGCGTTTAGAATTGCTACAAGGATTGATGGATACTGATGGTTGCTATTCATCGTCTAATAATCGCTGCATTTTTGCAAATACTAATTTAGTTCTCATTGATGGTATTATAGAATTACTTAGAACTTTAGGAATTAGATTTGTAAGAACTGAGATTAAAGCAATAGCTAGAATGTTTCCAAGCGGAAAACTTTATGAATGTCAAGATGCAGTGCAAATTTCATTTACTGCTGATCCTTGGATTGATATTTTTAAATTAGAAAGAAAAGCTAATCCTCAGACTAAGCATAGAATTGTACATGAAAGACGCTCTAAGCGTCATAAAATTAAGTCCGTAGAGCGTGTAGCTTCTGTGCCTGTTAAGTGTGTGGCTATTAATTCTGAAAGCCATCTATTCTTAGCTGGTGAAGGAATGATACCAACTCACAATTCAGCTAATGTTGAATTTGGAGCTTTACAAACTAAATCTCCTATCACTGCTCCTGCTGCTGCAATTGAAGGCTATGAAGATTTATATGGCAGAGCAAATATAGATAACATTGCAGTGTTGCCATATAATCATGTTGATGATGAAGGCAATCCTATTCCTCCTCCTCAAAGAATGGCACCACCTGTAGCTTCTCCTGCTTATGTGCAACAAATGGAGATTGCACAAAATGAAATGATGATGGTAACTGGGCAATACCAAGCTCAGATGGGAGAGAATGAAAACGCTAAATCAGGAGTAGCTATTAACGCTAGGCAACGTCAAGGTGATAGAGCTACTTATCATTTTATTGATAATCAAGCTATTGCTATTAGATATACAGGTAAAATTCTTTTAGATTTAATTCCTAAAGTATATGATACTAAGCGCATTATGCGTATTGAGGCTAAAGACAATACCATAATGAATGTCACCATTGATCCTAAATCGCCTCAAGCTTTTCAGAAGAAAAGCCAAGGTCAAGAATTGGACAACAATCAACAAATCATTGACATTATATTTAATCCCAATGTGGGTATGTATGATGTTCAATCTGATACAGGACCAAGCTTTGCAACTAGAAGGCAGGAAGCGTTTAATGCCTTAACTCAAATTGCTGCTCAGAATAAAGAATTTATGGGCATTGCTGGTGATATTCTTTGGAAGGTTGCGGACTTCCCTGAAGCTCAAGTATTGGCTCAACGCTGGCGCAAGGTTATTCCTCCTAATATTACTGGTGATGCTCCTAATCCACAACAGGAAGCTATTATGGAGGCTGCTGCTCAGCAAATTGAAATGTTACAAGGTCAATTGCTGGCGATGGCTAAGAAGGTTGAAGATAGAGAAAGAGAATTTGCAATTAAAGAGCGTGAAGTAGAGTTAAAAGAACGTGCTACTGCTGATGAAATGACTATGAAAGCATTAAAGGAAGTTAGGGATGATTTTGACGCCTTAACTAGAAGGGTTGTAGCACTTGGTAATGCCGGTCCCGGTATTTCGCTTGAGCAGATACAGCCTCTTATTAAACAGGTCATCGCTGAGGCTCTAATCAACGGTGGTGAGCTTGTGGAAACTCCCGGCTCTGTTGACGGTGGCACGCCAGCAGGCTTAGAGGAAGGCGCTGATGACAGTCTAGAAGGTGTTCCCGGCTCTAGGGAGGTAGACGGTCGCCATTTTGTTCCTGATGGCAAGGGAGGTTGGTTAGAAGCTATTCCTAATGATCCTTCTAAGGTTGAAGGAGCTAGACAAGGTAACGATGGTAGCTATTATATTCCTGATCCTAATAGAGAAGGAAAGCACATAAAGGTTGAGACAAATGCTGGATAGTCAAAACCCTTCTAATCCATTTGCTAAATCGCCTTTAAGATTAAGCTCATTAGTTGAGCCATTAAATAATATTTTTAATCAAAATTCAGCGGTTAAAGAAGCATTTGCTCCTATGAAATCTGCAATAGACAATAGATTGCAAGAATTAAATAATGTATTGCAGCCGATTATGCAGCAACCTTTAGTGCAACAGCAACCTAAAACTATTGCTGGTATCCCTCAGCAACAGCCGCAAAATCAAATGCCTCAGCAGCAATCTAAAGCTATGGTAGGTATTCCTCAAATATCTCAACAGCAAGCCCCTGCTGCTGATTATTTAAAAAATTTAACTAGCCGCTATAACAATATGTATTCTTTTACTCCTGTCGATTATGATCCTTTTGGAGTAGTTTCACAGAAGCAAGGTTTATATGGCTAGTCTATTTGAATTAACTGATGGTTAT